GAAGACGGCCGTGGCCGCCGCGCAGAGCCGGTCTGCACCATCCGAGACCGACCGCTGGCGCCGCTGGCTGCGGGAATACCGCCTGAACGGCCACTGGCCGTCCGATGACGCCGGGCCCAGGCCGGGCCATCCCGCCTGCCGCGTCCCTGCCGCCCTGCTGGCCGAGTTCGGGCACGCACCGGCGCCGGCCAATGATCCGAAGCCGGACTTGTTTGCCGGAGGAGAAGCGGCGTGAAGCGAAACTCACCGACGGCGAAGAAACCATCGTCTTGCCAAGTCCGCTCGGAGATCGGTCAATGCCACGGCCAGCCATCCCTTGAGCAGCATATCGCGCCGCCGGGCCATCTCCTTGGAAGCGCTGCCGAGATACCAAATTTGGCCATCCAGCCAGCGGCTAGACGGAAACACCCCGTCCGAAAGCTCAGGGAATTCTTCTTTAGCGGCGTGCAGTGCGGTTCTTATGCCGACCAAGTAGTCGGAGATACCGTGCGCTCCGGCGTCTTTCGGGGGAATCTGATCCAAGCCTTCAAGTGCACGCTCGATGAGACCTTGGCGCAGAACCTCTTTGGCGGCGTCAGCCGATATGTCGCTGTAATGAAGGACGCCGGTAGCGTCCACGATTGGCTGGATCAAGGAGCGCACATGATCCAGCAGGCCCGCACCGTGTCGGGCCTCCACTCTGGCCGCTCGACCCGCCTGGTTGAGAGCGACGGCGACGGCGCCGCCGGTGGCAAGAGCGGCCAGCGCCGTCCAGTCAAAAAGCTTGGTGAACCCCGCCCACCAGTTCCACCACGGCACCAGCCACTCCCAAACTTCCATACTGACCCCTCCGACGTTCGCCGAACCGTAGCCATAGGAGCCCCCGCATGAGCAAGGCCGACCGCGCCAAGAAGCGCCAGCAACGGAAGCGCTACGCCAAGCCCTCCACGCCGAGGGTGATCGGGGCGAACGACAACATCGAGGCGGCGAACGACAACACGGCGCCGGTATCGATCCGGGGTGTCCGGCTGACTGACAGCCAGGCGCTGCGGTTCATGGCAGCTGAGGCCAAGGTCGCGTCGCTTGACCTGGACCAGCAGCGGGACGGCCAGCGCATGTTCCGCGCCCTGGACGCCGAGATCGATGCCCGCATCCTCGAGCGGGACGCCAAGGCGAACCTGGAGGAGCTGCGGAGCCTGGAAGCCCTGCGCGGCTTCGACATCGGTGTCTCGGATCATGAGAAGGCGAGGGGAGCGCCGCGGGCGTCGCGGGACGGGCTCGAGACCCTGCTGACGGCCGGTTCGATCACCCGCACGCAGCACGCGGCCGGGCTGCGCTATCGGGCGGACTACGAGCTACTGGACCCGGAGAAGGGCCTGACACCTCCGACGCTCGACCCGGCCCTGCGCAACATCGTCCGAGGCGGCGAAGGCTTCGCCCAGAAGCGCCGGGAGCGGGAAGAGTTCGTGCGCGATCTCGAGGCGATGGTCCAGGAGGAAGACCGCACGTTCCGAGGCGCGCTGGGGAAAAGCGATGTCGAGCGGCTCGGCCGGGCTGTCTGGGCGCTGCGCGAGGTGGCGGGCAAGGGAGTAAACCTCAGCATCCTGTGCGCAGGCCACGAGACCCGCGCCCGGACCAGCCGAGCCTTGCAGATCGCCCTCGACTGTGCGGCTATCGCCTATGGACTGGAATAGGAGGCCGTCATGGACGAACAGCAAGAGTTCCTACGCGTGAGACTGGAGCGCCAAGCCGACCGAAAGAAGTTCGCAGAAGAAATGCTGCAGAACATCGAGCAAGGATGGACCTTCCAGGAGTCGCGCGGAAACGAGGACATGCGCGACGTGACTGCCGAACGAAAAGCCCACTACGAAGAGGAAATCCGTCAGGCCGACGACCTCAGCGCGGCTTATCGGCGCTGGTACGGCGATCCAACCGCTTGACATAGGCTAGGTAATCGCTGACACAACCCATGGTGCAGCAATGCGCCGAGAGGCCCCAGACCCTGTGTCCGGGGCCTTTTTCGTTGCCGGGACATTGCCGCCTCATTTGCTAGCCGTCCACCTGATAGGGTGCCCCGGCACATGAAAGGCCAAGCGCCATGAAAGAATCCAAAGGCAAGCCGAAGAAGGTTACGCCCAAGACAAACGCTGCAAATCCGAGCGTGAAGAACCTGGTCGATAAGGCCGCTGCCGGATCGAAGCAGTCCAAGTGATCACCGAGGCCCACCGGAAACGGCGGGCCTTTTTCGTATCTGTCTCCCCTAAGGGCGAGAGGGCGGCAGGCCTAGGGTTGGGAGTTCCCGGCCGGGCCTGCCGTCTACCCTAGATTGCCCGCGCTGGATTTCGCTAGGCTATCGGGATGAAGGCAGCACAGATCGGCGCGGCGGGCGCCCTCCTCGTCCAATACCGTTTGCTGAAGGCCGGCATCGACTCCGCAGCGATGACGACCGACGACGGTATCGACCTCGTGGCTTACTCGCCGAGGCTCCATCAGGCCCTGACCATACAGGTCAAGACCAACCTCCGACCAAAGCCTGGGGGCGGGAAGGGGGCACTCGCGTTGGACTGGTGGCTCCGGTTCGACAGTCCGGCGCAGTTCGTAGCCCTCGGAGACCTGTCATCCGACTCGATTTGGCTCTTCACCCAAGACGAGTTCGTGGAGTTGGCCCAGCAGAAGTCCGGTGGCCGAGCGCATCTGTATTTCTACACGACGGCCACGCTACGAGCGCCCGAGCGATCGAGGTCAGCCTTCTTCGACCGGTACCGCATCGAACGCCGCATAGATGAACTGTTCGGATCACCCGGCGGGATGCTGGAAGCCGAAGAGCCTTTGGTCCCCGATTAACGAGCTTCGTAGTGAGGGAGAGGCCCTATGGTTCCCATGAAAGCTCTCGTCGGCTTCTCGCTGTCTGACGGCGCAGCAGCCGGCGGCACCACCTTCAACGCCAAGGATGCCAAGGCAGCTGATCGCCTGGAGGCGGCGGGCGTTGCGGAGCGGGTGAAGGGCAGCGAGAAGGAGAAAGCCCGATCTAGCTCGCTTGCGGATCCCCATTCCTGAAGCGCCACTTCATCAAAAGCACACCCGACGCCATCACCAAGGCGCAGGCGTTGGCCACAGTGACGGGCCAGGCGCTAGTCATGACGCCGTAAATCACCCAAAGCACGAAGCAGGTCACGGTCAGCGAGTAGGTCTTCAGGCTCACGGCCGAAGCGTCTCGCTCTTTCCAGATTTTAAGGCCCTGTGGGGCGAAGCTGGTGATCGAGCACACTGCAGCGGCCGACCCTACGATGTTCGCAACGAGATTGCTCATGTCGTCGCAACGTGGCGCCTAAGCAGCTGTTCCCAAGGCAAGGATAGCGCCGATGGCCCGTCCCTCACTCTTCAATGAGAGCGTGGCTGAAGAAATCTGCCGCCGCCTCTCCATGGGCGAGCCGCTGGCGCGCATCTGCGCCGACGACGAGATGCCCGCCTACTCGACCGTGAGGAAGTGGGAGGCCGAGAACCCCGAGTTTTCGGCGCTTTCCACACGCGCCAAGGTCGACGGCACCCACTACATGGCCGATGAGTGCCTGGAGATCGCTGACGGCAAGGGCGACCCGGCCGACAAGCGCATCCGCATCGACACGCGGCTTCGCCTGATCGGGAAATGGAACCGCCACGTCTACGGCGACAAGCTGGCCCACGTCGGCGGCGACAAGACCGACGCCCCGATCCGCCAATCCCACAGCTTCGACCTGACAAGCGCGAGCGACGAGGAGCTGGATGTCATCGAGCGCTTCATTCGTCGATCTGCCAACGCTGGAGGAGATCAGGGCGGAGAGGGCGCGTCGGAAGGCTGAGGCCGACCGGAAGCGCCTGATCGAACATCAGGGCGAGATCCGCGCCCGCTGCGACAGCCTGCATGGCTTCATCGAGGAGCATTGGTCCATCCTCGAGCCCAAGCGCCCGTTCAAGTCGGGCTGGGCGCTCCGGGCGATGTGCAAGCATCTGGAGGCGGTGACGGCAGGGCGGATTCAGTTCCTGCTGATGACCGTGCCGCCGGGCATGATGAAGTCCCTGCTGCTGGTCTTCTGGACCGCATGGGAATGGGGCCCGAAGGCGCGGCCGGACCTGCAGACGCTGGCCACCTCCTACAGCCAGGCCAACGTCCTGCGGGACAACCTCAAGCTCCGGCGCCTGGTAGAGAGCGACAGGTATCAGGCGCTCTGGCCGATCCAGCTTCGGGCCGACCAAAACGCCAAGGGCAAGTTCGAGAACACCGAGAACGGGTTCAGCGAGGCGCGGCCGTTCAGTTCGATGACCGGCGGCCGGGGCGACCGGGTAAAGGTCGACGACCCACATTCGACCGAGACCGCCGAGTCGGACACCGAGCGAACCAACGCTGTCCGCATCTTCCGCGAGGGCATCTCCGACCGTCTGAACGACGTCACGGCCTCGGCCATCGTCATCATCATGCAGCGGCTCCACGCCAAGGACGTGGCGGCCGTGGCGCTGGAACTGGACATCGGCTTTGTCCACCTGAACCTGCCGATGGAGTTCGAGGCCGAACGGATCGGCGAAGACGGCAAGGTGACGGGCGGCGCCTGTCGGACCTACGTCGATGGCGAACTGTTCTTCGAGGACCCGCGAACCGAAGAGGGCGAGCTTCTCTTCCCCGAGCGCTTCCCCGCCGCCGAGGTCGCCAAGCTCAAGAAGGCCAAGGGCTCGTATGCCTGGGCTGGCCAGTATCAGCAGCGCCCGTCGCCTCGGGATGGCGGCATCTTCCTGCGCGAGTGGTTCAAGCCGGTCTCGGTCATGCCCGCCGGGCCCAAGCGCACAGTCCGCGCCTGGGACGTGGGCGCCACCGAAGGGGGAGGCGACCCAAGCGCCGGCGTCCGCTGCACTCAGGTCGGTTATGGCGAAGAAGCCACCTACTACTTCACCGACGCCAAGGTCGGGCAGTGGAGCCCCGCGCAGGTCGAGGCTCAGTTGAAGCTGACGGCGGCGGCCGACACGACAGAGGTCACAGTCCGCCTTCCCCAAGATCCCGGCGCGGCCGGCAAGGGCTACGTCCAGACGCTGGTGAAGAAGTTGCCCGGCTACACCGTCCGGTACGAACAGCCCACGGGCTCCAAGCTCACCCGAGCCACTGCCTTGGCCACCCAGGCCGAGGCCGGAAACGTCTTCATCCTCACGACGGGGGACCCCATGCGCGACGCCTGGATTGAGCCCTTCCTCGATGAACTCTGCACCTTCCCGTCAGCCGCCCATGACGACCAGGTCGACGCCGCGGCCGATGCTTTCAACGAACTGGCGCTCGGTTCTCGTCCCGCCCGCAAGGTAAAGGTCAGCTTCTGATGGCGGTGAACGAGCGCGATCCGGCTTGGGCGGTCCATGCAGACGCCCGGAAGAAGGTCCACGACCTGCTGAGCGGCCGAGAGGATGCGCTGGGCTATGTGCGCGCGCTGCCGGGTCATGACGAGACCACGGCTAAGCGGTTCCGCGAAGGGGCCTACTATCTGCCGGTGACGGCGCGGACGGCTGAGGCTTTCAGCGGGCTCGTCTTCGGCAAGACCCCGACGCGCTCGAACCTGACTGCGTTGGACGCCTATCTCGGCGACGTGACCGGCTCCGGCCAGGACATCGACCGCTTCGCCGAGCAAGGCTTTGACGGGATCCTGTCGACCGGCGCCGTGATGGTGCTGGTGGACTATCCCGACGCTCCGGCCGGGGCGACCAAAGCTGACGCCGAGGCCGAGGGTGTTAGGCCGACACTGAAGCTCTACGACGCCACGGCGATCCTTGCGGCCCGCGTGCAGAAGGTCGGAGCGGCGCTGAAGCTCTCGCACATCCGTGTCGCGGAGATCGTCGAGGAGAAGGACCCGGCGGACGAGTTCAAGCTGAAGCAGGTCGGTCAGGTCCGCGTGCTGGATCTGGATGACGCTGGCTTCTACCGCCAGCGCATCTTCCGCGAGACCGATAGCCAGTGGGCGCAGTTCGGGGAGACGATCGAGCCCAAGCGCCAGAACGCCCGGCTGAACGTCATCCCGGCCTTCTTCAGCAACCCGCGCGACGGCGAACCCAATCCGGCCCGCCCGCCGCTGGACGACATTGCCGACATCAGTGTTGCGCACCTGAACAACTCGGCTGCTCTGGAATGGGCGCTGCTTTGGACGGCCAACCCGACGCCCGTCTTCAAGGGACTGAATATCGGTGAGGGCGACACCATCAAGCTCGGTTCGTCCGAAGGCCTGATCGTGACCGAGGGTGGCGACGCCAAGTTCATGGAGTTCACCGGCTCGGGCCTGTCGGAGCTGCGCCTCGCGTTGGAAGCCAAGCGGAAAGACGCCGCCCTCATGGGCGCCCGGATGCTGCTGGAGACCGGTCGGGCGGCTATTGCAGCCGAGACGGCGCGGATTGAGCGTGCAGGGGAGACGTCGGTCGTATCCGGCATCGCCAATGCCCTGTCGGACTGCCTGACCAAGGCTCTGACCTTCATGGCCGATTGGGCGGGAGTTTCGAGCGAGGGTATCCAGTACTGGCTCAACACCGATCTGAACCCGGCCGGCCTCTCCGCACAGGAACTGACCGCTCTCCTCGCCGCCTGGCAGTCGGGCGCCATCACGTTGGAAGACCTGTTCGAGAACCTCCAGCGCGCCGAGATCGTGGACCCGGCCAAGAGCTTCAAGGACCATCGAGAAGAGCTGGACGAGGAAGGCGAAGGGCTCGGCACCGTGAAGGACGACGCGGCATGACGAAGGCTCTGGCGCGCGACGCCGCTGTGATCTGGTGTGATCGGGGCTGGCAGCCGGTCTACTTCGGCTTCTGCCCGTCGCGGAAGGCCTGGAGCCGCGAGATGCGGAAGATGGGCTGCAAGGAGCCGTATCCAGCCAACGACGGTTGCGCCACGACCTTCACTCAGAAGGACGGCAAGGTCTGCATCATTGTGACGCTCGGCAAGGCCCAGCACGCTGAAGGCCGGACCCGCGTCGAGGTCGCCGGCCTGCTTTGCCACGAGGCGACGCACATCTGGCAGGAGGTGCGCAAGGTTATGGGCGAGAACGAGCCTTCTATCGAGTTCGAGGCCTACGCCATGCAGGCCATCTTCCAGGGGCTCTACCAGGCGTGGCTGGATACGGCGGCGCCCGACGAAATGCTGGCTCGGGGCGCTAAGCGGGAAGCTGCCTGATGGCCTCCCCAGCCGAGCGCCTGATCGACGAGGCGGTCAAGCACAGGATCGCGCTGTCCCGCTATTCGACGGCGACTGTCCGCAAGGTCCTCGCGCTGCTGAACCGCACTGACGCACGGCTGGTCGAGCGCATCCTTCGGGCCGACAACGAAGGGCGCGACCCGGTTCAACTGGAGCGGCTGCTGGAAGAGGTGAGGGCGCTCCAGTCTGATGGCTGGACCGTCCTGCGCGGTCGGCTCAATGAGGATGTGGCGGCTCTGGCCGACGCGGAGCGGCTGTTCACGGAACGAATGGTCCACTTCGGGCAGCGGTCGGTCGGCCTTGCCACGGTCACGAACGCACCGACAACGGCCCAGGTCGTGGCGGCCGTGAACGCCAGACCCTTCCAAGGCCGCTATCTCCGGGGATGGCTGGACGAAGCAGAAGCGGGCGCCGCCAAGCGCGTCAGGGAGACGCTGAGACAGGGGTTTGTTGAAGGCCGGTCGGTCACGGCGCTGGTCCGCGAGATCAGAGGGACGCGGGCGCTCCAATACAAGGACGGGGTGCTCGAGATCAGCCGGCGCGGCGCTGAGGCCATGATCCGCACGGCGCTGACCCATACGGCCGCCGTCGCATCGAAAGAGACCTATGCGGCCCTCGGCGTCGATCAGGTCCGCTTCATCGCCACGCTGGATGCCCGGACGACGATCACCTGCGGCGCGCTGCACAACTCGGTCCACCCGCTCGTGGGCTTCCCCTGGCCGCCTCGGCACGTGAACTGCCGATCGACAACGGCGCCGGTCATCAAGGGCCTGCCGCCAATTGAGGCCCCATCGTATTCGGATTGGCTGATGCGCCAGCCGGTCGAGGTTCAGGACGAGGTGCTGGGCGTCCGTAAGGCCCAGCTATTTCGCACCGGCAAGCTGACGTTGGATCGTTTCGTCGACAGCAAGGGCAGGGTGCTCACGCTGGAGGAACTGAAGAAGCGTGACGCCGCGGCTTTCGAGGGCCTATAGTTTCGGGGTGAGCACGCCCTTCAAGGTCATCCACGGGACGCCCGAGCCGGAAGGCCCGCTGAAGCGCATGAAGGCGTCGGTTCCTGACACGCCGATTGTCCGCTGCCCCCGCTGTACCGGCCTCGCGATGATCGAGGTGAAGCTCGGCATGGTCTGGAAGAACGGAAAGCCGACCGGCGGCCAAAAGCAGATCGTCTGCGCGACCTGTCTGGCGCGCGGCGAGCATGTCGTGGTCGCCTGACTAACTGGGCTAGTCAGTCGGATTGCTCCTGGGCTGGCCGCCAGCCTGAAGGAACTCCCGAATTAGCCCTCGGGCAGCCGCATCTACGGCTTCTGCGTCATCGTCTGTGCCGGTGAGGTCATGCACCTCCTGGTGCTCAACGAAAGCTTCGTAACCGGTGACGACCGCGCGGTTGTCGTCGAAGATTCTGACGATCCACCGAGCGGTGCTCCGGTCATATTCGGTGCGTGCCCAATAGCGATCTGGGCCGCAGTTGAACTCGATGGCGTCTAGGTCAGTCACTGGTCTGGTCTCCCGGTTTCCCCCTTTCCGCAACACCCCGTTGCCGAAATCGCTCCGTGCAGAGCCGGAGCATCCACCAGGGCGTGAGCCGAGCAGCGCCCCCTCTGTCCGCTGAGCGGGAGGAACTACCCACCATGAACACCACCAAAAACCGCCTTCTGGGCGGCGGCTCCGTGCTGCCTGCCATCGGCCGGATGACGCCGCGGGAACGCGCTATGGGCCGCTATCTGCGCGGGCCCGACGATCACCCGCCCGCTGGTCCCGGAGCCGACGGGGAAGACGAGCCCAAGCCGATCGATCCTGCCGCTCACGCTGCGCTGGCCTCGGCCCATGAGCGCCTGAAGAAGGACGCTAAGGCCGACCGGGACGCCCTGAAGGAACTGAATGATCGTCTCGCCGCCATCGAGGCCGAAAAGGAACAGGCTGAAGCCGACAAGGCCAAGGCCAGCGGCGACGTCGAAGCCGTCCGCACCCAACTCGAGACCAAGCACGGCCGGGAACTGAAGGCCGCCACCGACCGCGCCGAGAAGGCCGAACGCCAGGTCGAGAAGCTCGTCATCGACAACGGCCTGTCCGCCGCCTTGGACGAGGCGCGCGTGAAGCCTGAACTGAAGCGCGCCGCCGCCGCCCTGCTGCGCGAAGGCGTCGAGCTCAAGGACGATGACGGCGAGCCCGTTGCCTACAAGGGCGGTCTGCCGCTGGCCGAGGCCATCAAGCTCTGGGCCGAAGGCGACGAGGGCAAGCCCTTCGTTCTGGCCGGCAACAGCGGCGGCGGCGCCCCCGGCGGCGGCAAGGGCGCTCACTCCGGCCCCAACCCCTGGAAGCAAGGTCCGTCCTTCTCCCTCACCGAACAGGACCGCATCGCCCGGGACAAACCGGACCTGGCGAAGCGCCTGAAGGCCGAAGCCGAGGCGGCTTAACCCTCGGCGCTCCCTGAAGCGCGCGCCTCTGACGGCCGCGTCTGATCCCACCGAAAGGAAACGACATGGCCGTCACTCGGCTTTCCGATCTCGTCTTCGGCGAGAACTTCAACACCTACACCGTCGAGCGATCGACGCGCCGCAACGCCTTCGTGGCCGCCGGCGTCATGGTCGTGGACCCGGCCATCGCCGCCTTCATGGCGGGCCAGGGCTTCCTGGTGAACATGCCGCACTTCAAGCGCCTGGCGAACGACGAGCCGAACGCGTCTTCGGACAACCCGGCCGACGTCGCCGTGCCGAAGAAGATCGGCACCGGGAACGAGATCGCTCGGAAGCTGATGCGCAACCAAGGCTGGTCTTCGGCCGACCTGACGGCGGCCTTCATCGCCCGCGACCCGCTGGACGCCATTTCGAGCCAGATCGCGGACTATTGGGCGGGCGTGAACCAGACGACCCTGCTCAAGATTTGCCAGGGCATCCTTGCCGACAACATCGCCAACGACGGCGGCGACATGGTGAAAAACGTCGCCACCGACGCCAGCGGAGACGCGGTCGACGGTGAACTGTTCGGCTCGGACGTGCTGATCGACGCCGCCCAGACCATGGGCGACGCGAAGGGCTCGCTGCGCGCCATCGCGGTTCACTCGGTCATCCACGCCCGCATGCAGAAGATCGGCGCCCTGGTCGAGAACTACGACCCGGAAACCGGCCGCCTGCTGTACGAGTCCTTCCAAGGCAAGCGCGTCATCATCGACGACGACATGCCTGTGGTTCAGGGCACGAACCGGAAGACCTACACCTCGATCCTGTTCGGGGACGCGGCCTTCCGGTCGGGCCTGGGCACGCCGAAGACCCCGAACGCAGTCTCGCGTGAAGAGGCCGAGGGCAACGGTGAAGGCGTCGAAACGCTGTGGAACCGTCGCCACGAGGTCATTCACCCGACCGGCTTCGCTGTCGCCGGCACGCAGATCAGCAGCAACGCCACCCCGAGCTATTCAGCTCTGGCCACGGCGTCGAACTGGAACCGCGTGTTCGACCGCAAGAACATCCCGCTGGCGTTCATCCAGACCAACGGGTAGGCGCCCGTCGCCTCGCTCACCTGAACCTGACGGCCGCCTCGCGCGGCCTTTTTCATGGAAGGAGACGGCCGATGGCCGACACCGACAAGAACGTCCCGATCAGCGCTCCGCTGGACGGTCAGATCGCGCTCACTGCGCACAACAACGGCAACGGCACCTGGGCGGTGAAGCGCGGTCCCGAGGGTCCGATCCTCAAGGACGGTCTGGCGCGCGAGCAAGCTCTCGCCATCGTCGGCGGCGCTACCGGCCCCTATGAGCCGGAGGGCGAGCAGGAAGCTGCTGCTGCCAAGCAGCGCGCCGCGCTCGAGAAAAAGGAGGCCAAACGGGAAGAGCGAGATCTGTTCGCCCCTGATCCCGAAGCCCCGCTCGACGAGCTGTTGGAAGGCCGGTCGATGAAGTCCGCCCATGACGCAGCCATCGCCCGCGCCGAGCAGGCCGAAGCGGATTTGGCCGACGCCAACGGCAAACTGACCGAGGCCGATGAGGCGGCCGCCGAACAGAGCAAGTCGCACGAGGCCCTCAAGGCCGCCCATGACGAAGCGGTCGCGGCCGGCAAGAAGGCCGATGAGGAGAACGCGGACCTGCGCCGCTCCATCGCCTCCAAGGACGAAGAGATCCGCCAGCTGCGCGAGCAGGTGTCGAAGTTCGATCCTGACGGCGACGGCAAGGTCGGCGGCGGTGCCCCCAAGGCCGTGTCCAAGACGGCCGGCGAAGGCCCGTCGAAGCCCAAGAACGGCGACGCCTGATGCTGATCGTCGAGAATGGCGCGGTGAGCTGGCCCTCGGGTCCGCTCGCTACGGTCGATCAGGCCGACGCTTACGCCCAAGCGCGGGGCTGGTCCGATTGGGCCGCCCTGACGCCTGAGCAGAGGGGCGGTGCCATTCTCGACGCATCGGCCTACGTGCGGGCCTCCTACCGGCCGCCAGCCAAGGCCAACACTGCGGTCGAGGAGCAGATCAGCGAGGCTGTTATCGAGGCGGCGCGGCTGTCCCTAACTGCGCCCCTGATTGGCGGCGACAAGGCCGCCCAGGCAGCGCGCAAGTCGGTGAAGGCCGGCTCGGTTGCCGTGGAATACGAAACGTCCTCGGCCGAGAGCCGGAGCGCGGCGCGGCTGGCGCTCGTGGCGGGTCTTCTGCGCTATGCGGGTGCCTATCCGATCGGCTCCGGCGTGAACGTCCGGCTGGCCAAGTCATGAGCATCCTCGACGACCTGCCCGACGTCATTGCCGAGGCGCTGGACGACGTGTTCCGCGACGGCGTGCTGAAGGTGCCGGGCGAACCGACCTCGGACGGGCAGGGCGGCTGGATACCGGGCGTCCCCACCTCACACCCCTGCAAGGCGCTGGTCGACGACTACAGCGACATGCGGCGAGCCACGGCGGGCATTCCGGCCCATGACCGGAAGATCATCATCCTGGCGGCCAGTCTGAGCGTGGCTCCAGCTGTCGGGCATACTATCAACGCTGAGGGCCGGGATTGGCAGATCGTCGCCCTGACCCGCGACCCGGCGGGGGCGACGTGGGAGGTTCAGGGGCGCTGATGGCCACCGTCACGATCAACCTCGCCGCACTAGAGCGCATCGCTGAAGCGAAGGCGGTGAAGGGCGTCCAGCGCGCCGCCTTGGCCGGGGAAGCGATCACCAAGGCCAACCTGTCACGCCCCGGCTCTGGCCGCATCTACGGGAAGCACCAAGCCTCGGCCCCCGGGGAGCCGCCCGCCGTCGACACCGGCCGCCTGCGCAACGCGACCCAAGCCGACACGCAGGTGCGCCGGGATGGCGACGACATCGTCGGCCGAGTGGTGGCGAACGTCGATTATGCCCACGCCCTGGAAGTCGGCACCGAGCGCATGGCGTCGCGCCCATTCCTCGGCCTGCTGGCGACCGACCATGCCGACGACCTGCGGGACGCCTTTGTTGCGGGAGCGAAGGATTGAACTCGACCGCCACGATCTTCGCCCGCCTGGCCGCCGTCGCCCCGTCTCTGGCCACCTGGAACAACGCGCCGGCCATCTTCAACGAGGCGGCGCCCGACGACTTCCTTGGGCAGGAGCCGAAGCCGTCGAAGCCGTTCCTGATCATCGCCGTGCCGAGCCGTGACGAAGCGCTGGAGACCTTCACCGAGACCGGCCGCCTGATCGTCCAGGACGTGCGCGGCTATCAGCGCAGGACCGGCTCGGCGGCAGGGCTCGACGCTCTGATGCGTCAGGTCCGCGACCTCTTCCACAACCGCCCCGGTGACCTCGTAGTCACCGGCGGCAAATGCGACGTGGCCCGCGTCACCGGCCCCGTCCAAGCCCCAACGACGGACGAGGCCTACACCGGCCGCCGCGTCACGATCTGGTTGGACCTCCGCAACACCTGAACCCCGGCCCAGCCGGTCATCCCCAACGCGCCCAGGGCAGGCTGTGCGCGGCCTTTTCCATGCCTGCATCAGAGGAGAGCGCCATGGCTGTTTTGGCCCAAGGCTTCATGAAGCTGGAGATCGACACGTCGACGACGGAGACGCCGAGCTGGGAGGCCGTGCCCGGCGTGTTCAACGTCGGCGGGGGCGGCAAGCCTGCCAATAAGATCGACAGCACCGATTTCGACACCCCGGTCGGTGAGACGGAGTCCATCCCGGGCCCCCGCCAGAACGGCCCGTACAGTTTTGGTATGCACTACGAGCCGGGCAATGTGATTCAGCAGCGGCTGTTCACGTCCGAAGACACCAACACGCCCGTCAAGCTGCGCATCCGCTTCGGCTCTGGCGCTGGCGCTCAGGCCATTCCATTCACTGCGGTTCCGACCCTGACACTGGTCGCTCCGGTCGAGGGCAAGGTCACTTACGACGGCAGCGTTGAGCCGTTGAAGGCTGCTAACCGCGCTTCGGTTACGCCCTAATGCAGCCGACTGACGAACGCCTGGGGATCGTCCGCCTTCCCTTGCCGGATGGGCGGGCGATCCCGCTTCAACTGACCTACGCGGCGTTGGACGCCAAGGGCCATGACTGGCTGCTGGATCAATTCAAAGCCATGCAGAAGGGTAAGCCGGGAGCGTCTCTGGCCATGGCCGAGGCTCTTGAGATCATGAGCGCCGGCCAGTTGAAGGCGGCTGACGTGATGGCCGCGCCAATGGCCGAATACCCGATGGCGGAGTGCCTTCGGTCCTGCTGGAGAGCCTGGGAGCTGGCGCAGCATGGCCCGAGCGGGAGGCCTGCCGCGGACGGCTCCGAAAACCCTCGGCCGAGCCCCCGAAGGACATGGTGGGGGCGCATCTTCGGGCGGCTCTCAGGGCGGGGCTGAAAGAAGAGGAGTTCTGGCGCCTCACGCCGTATCGCCTGTCAGAGCGTTTAGACGAGGCTCGCAAGCTGCACTTGGAGACCTGCCTCCTGACGGGTTGGTTCTCCGAGCGCTTTGCCCGCGAAGACCGGCTACAGGGACCGCAGACCTACATCGAGAGCATGATCGAGCGCCCCGATCCCAAGGCGGAAGCCGAACTGGCTGAGGCTATGGCGAGAGCGGAGTTCCACCGCATGGCCGCGTCGAAGGGGATTGAGGTGGTGGCGGCACCGGAATGAGCGGTGACTAACGATCCAAGGGGAAAGGGATTGCCACTGTGAAACGGTCTCCAGGCTGACCGCTATCAACAGTGCGGGGGGATAGTTGGCCGCGCTGGACGATGCGAACGGCCGCAGCACCGAAGCCCATGCCGGACGGCTCTTCCGAGACGACGCGGCAGTCTTCAGGCTTACCGCTTGGCGTCATGGCGCATTCAACGGAGGCTGAGCCACCGACACCGCGATCGAGCGCTCGTTGGGGGAAGTCTCTTTCTGTAGGTCGAGGAGGGCGGGTCCACTGAACCCCGCCAAATAATTGCGCTGGTTCGTCCTTGGTTTCCGCTGGCGCGGCGAAGGGATCCGTCGGGATATGGGCCAGTCTTTGACGTTCTCGCTCTGCAGTTTGGTTCTCACGGCGGACGACTTCGATGCATCGACGGAGGCTACTGGTGGCCGCCGCGCTTCCTCTTAGGTTGAGGCTGTCAACCAAGGTGTCGCCATTATGGAAGCGGAGGCTTCTTCCTCGACCGAAATCGTCAAGGAACTCGGCTGGGACGCCGATGACAAAGCCCTTGCTGAGGTAGTCTCCAACGCCTGTCGCTATGCCCCCAGAATAGGCATTGTCGTCTATCGTGATCGAAATATCCGGGTACTTCTGACCCTTTACGGTGCTCCAGTTTTCATTCTGGACCATCACTATCGCCGATCCATCCAGCTCGATGGTTACGATCAGCTCGGTCGAGCCAGGCCCCTCGAAGGTCTGTGAGGTTAGGCAGCGATCTTCGGCTTTGCCCATGTCCCAGTCGCCAGCGGCTGGCCAGTATGAACTTTCGACCGCAACCGCGAGCGCAAAGGCCAATCCGATCATTTCGCCCGTCCCTGAAGGTTTAACCCGGCACGATCGTAGAATAGGGTTCGCTCAACCTAAAGGGGGCGAGTCATGAAGCGATTGGTGGTGCTGGCGGCGGTGGGCTAGTCACCCATCGCCCAAATCCTGGCTCCTTCGTTGGCCGCGTTCAGGCTGTCTGACATTTCTTGAATGCCAGCCAGCAGTCCACCCGAGTAGGAAAGTTCCTTGAGCGGTCGACCGTCATGTGTGTGAAGCGCTGAACCTAGGTCCATCAAGCCTCTCGGGCTGCCGTAACGTCGGCTAGTTTCCGCGAACGCGCCTCCGTTTAAAAGCAGCCTTGGACTGACCCAGCGATTCAGGTGAACTGCGCGGAAGCTTCTATTGCCTAAGCCGTCAGAGGCCGATCCTAGGGCGGCGTAGATATCGACAGGCGCTGCCTCCTGGCCGACGTGGATGAGGTTCACGGTGATATCGGTGGGACTGACTAGCCAAGAACGATAGGCGATGACGTAGGCTGGCCTGCCCTTATCCTGAAGTTGCTCCAGGGCGACCGGGATTGTGATTGACCCGTTCCAAATCAATAGCCCGCCAGCTATCGCCCAAACGCTATTTCTGATGATGTTTCGCATAGCCTCTCCACGAGTGGGGAGGCTACTTCTCTAGGGCTTTCTCGACCAGCCTGCGGATTGCTTCGGGCCGGGTTGGGAGATCGTCCTCAGCGCGACGAAAGGCGTCGATGGCGTCTAGCATGTGTCGAGGAAGCCGAACCGTAACGGGTTCAGTGTCCACCGAAGGGCGGCCTATTTTCGACTTTTTGACATTATCATTTGACATCGCAACTTCATGATGTCAAAAAGATCGGACCGAAGCAAGGGCGGCAACCCTCGCAACGGCCCTAAACCGCAACGGATCACGCAAGGATCACGTCATGGCCTACGCGCCTTCTATCACGCCTGCGCGTCTTCTGACACGCGACTGGATCATTCATCACGGTGTCAATGCCCCGGTTCCATCGGGAACGAGGCTAGAGGCTGAGCTGTTCTGCGGCGAGCGTCTGATAATGACGACCGGCGCCGTTCAGTTTGACCGCGACGGCAACGCTGAACCGCAGACGGGCCGCACGGCCTATAGCGCCTGGAAGTTCCACGACGGCGGGCCGATGGACCCCAAGATCAGGGCCTACCGCCTGCTGGGCTGCGAGATGGAGCGCGAGAGCTACGCGGACATCCTGCGCGCCGAACAGCCCGCTCACGATCTGGTGGGAGCGCACTGATGAACGCCCCGACGAAACGAGAGCCTCTCGCCCTCCTGCCGGTCGCGTCGGATGGCGCGCCCGAGACGATGTCTTCGCTCGAAATCGCAGAGCGGACCGGCAAGCGCCACCAAGATGTGCTCCGAGACATTCGGAACATGCTTGAGCCGCTTGGACAGGCTTTCGCGCAGTTTTGCGCGAAAGTCCCCAGCGCCGGCGGGAGGCCCATGACGGTCGCCAACCTTCCCAAGCGAGAAAGCCTTATTCTGGTCTCCGGCTATAGCGTCGAGCTTCGCGCCAAGATCATCGACCGATGGGAAGAGCTGGAGCGCGCGGCACGCCGCCCGGTCATGCCCGACCTCAACAACCCGGCAACGCTCCGTCTCCTGCTGGCCGATTATGCGAACGACAAGATCGCGCTGGAGGAGCAGGTCGCGGAACTGGCGCCCAAGGCCGAAGCATTGGACCGCATCGCTACGGCTGATGGCTCCATGTGCATCACCGATGCAGCCAAGACCCTACAGGTCCAACCCAAGGCCGCTTTCCAGTTCCTGCGCGCCCATCGATGGATCTACAGCCGCCAGGGTGGGGGCGACATCGCCTATCAGGACAAGCTGGCCAGCGGCCTGCTGGAGCACAAGACGACGACCATCCATCGGTCGGACGGCAGCGAGAAGGTGACGACGCAGGTTCGGGTGACGCCGAAGGGGCTGGCTAGGCTGGCGAAGGAACTGCAGCCGGTCGTAAGGGCGGCATGAGAAAGGAGCCGCTACGCTATCGCGCGGCGGCTCCAACTCACTCAATACGCGTTAGAAACGAGGGCGACGAAACCAACGACGCGGTCGGCGCTTATGGCGGCGAACGTGTTCGAGGCGACCCTTACGGATACGGAGATAGTCCCTTACGGGAACGGTACGCAGAAAGGCTGCCATGCAAATTCTCCTTGCATGGTTGATAAAAGTGCCAGTGCGTGCCAGAATTCTTGCTGTCTAGGGCAGATCTAGCCGCACTGGCGGGATTTGCACGAGCGGCCCTCATCTCTTGGCCGGGATGGTGGGCCGTTTTCGTTTGTGCGTGACGCTTCAGCGCTTCGCTGGAAATGTGTGCGTTAGACTTGGTCTCCTTGCAGTTCATGCCCTTGGTTATCGTACCTGCGACATTTGGGTTTTGTGACGCACGGCCCGAATCTGATGTTTGCAGGGGTAGGTTTGGCGCCGATTCCGATACCCGTCAACTCAATTGCTTCAATTGCTTAGGTGTTCGCCTCTCTCTTGCTCAGGCTGATTGCTTCTGGTAACCAGGATGCGCTGCTTACGAGGAGATCTCCAATGGCGCGCGTCCACAGCCCAGGCTATCCCAACTTTCCCCTGCCCAAAGCTCTACAGAGCGTGCGTATGATCTTTGACGCAGACCGCCGTAACCCCATCGATCGGGAAGTAGCGGCAAGACATATCGGGTATTCGGGGTTGAGTGGCGCATCTGACAAGGCGTTAGCAACGCTTGCGCATTATGGCCTGTTGGAAAGGGTGGCGAAGGGCGAGGTGAGGGTAAGCCAACTGGCGGTGGACATAATTCACCCTGACATGCCCGAAGATCGAAAACGCGCCCTAATCCAGGCGGCGTTCTCTCCCCAAGTCTTCAAGGATTTGCGCGAGCGATTTGCTGATGGTCCAGTCTCGGAAGGAGCTCTGGAATCCTACTTAAAGCGGGAGAATTTTCTCGACCGTGCGATCACGCCCGTTAGCAAGGCCTATCTCGAAACTTGCCGCTTCTTAGAGCAAGAAAAAGCATTCGAAAGTGGTGGTTTGGGGCGCTCGGACGAGGAAGAATCGGAAAGTGAAGAGTTCGAGGACGCCCAGATGGACACGGTTTTAGACGCACCCCAAAAGCCAGCGGCACGTGGTGCAAATTCCTTCGTTGCGCCCGTAGGCTCTCGGCAGTTCGTTATCAATCTTCCAGATGGCGGGGATGCGATCCTATCATACCCCGCCGACCTCACCGCCGAGGGGTATCAGGACTTGGAAGATTACTTGAGCTTGTTTTTCAAGAAAGCGAAGCGGTCCGCTCTGCCGCCTGAGGAATGAATGCCGCTATTCAAGGCTAACAGCCCTGGCTGCTGATACAGAGTAACAAGTTAATCCAAGGCTCGCTCCGGCGGGCCTTTTTCTTTGGGCGTAGCCGTGCGCTAGCCATCCCCCGATAATCGGAGCCTCCCCATGTCCGACGCCCCTGTAGTGGGTTCGGCAGCCTTTGAGCTGCGTGCAACCAAGAAGAAGCTCGGCGAGGACATTCGAGCCTCCGAACGCGATTTGAAGGCCGCGATGGGCCAGATCGAGCGCGATGCCGACAAGGGTGCAAAAAGCATCGGCGCGAGCATCGGCCGAATGGCTACCGTCGCCGTAACGGCCGTGACTGCGCTGGTCACGGTCCTCGGCATGGCCGCCGCCGGGGCGCTGAACCTCGGCCTGCAGGGCATGCGGATGGCTGACGACATGGCCAATACGGCGCGGAAAATCGGGATCGGTACCGATGCGCTTCAGGAATGGCGTCATGTAGCTGAGAGAACGGGCGGCACCGCTCGTGATGCGGATCAGGCGCTGGACAAGTTCTCCCTCAAGCTCGCTCAAGCATCAGCGGGCGTGAAAAAGGACGCTGTCGACGCCTTCAACTTGATCCGCCTGAAGCCGGATCAACTCAAGTCGTTCTCGTCGGTCGAAGCCGCCTTAGGGGAGGTGATTGATCGGATCCGGTCGCTGAAATCTGAGGCGGATAGGATCGCAGCAATCGAGGCGCTGGGCCTCGGTGGTTTGAGCCCTGCTTTGCGGGATGCCACAGTGGACGTGGAGCGGTTGCGTGATGAAGCGCGCTCGCTCGGCATCGTCATGGATCAGGAGCTAATCAAGCGCGCGAGCGAAGCGCAGGGACAGATCGACACCCTGTCCGACGTGATCGATATCAATCTGAAGTCCGCCTTCATCGACCTGGCGCCGGTGATCATTAAGGCTATCGAACTGGTCGCTAAGCTGGCTGAAAAGTTGTCCCAAGCGATGGATGCTTGGCGCGACCTGGAAACTAAAACGGGACGAGGGCTTAACCGTGAGCGTGAGGCGCTCATCAAAGAGCGAGATGCGCTAGTTCAATCGGCCCCTGACGGCCGTGTGCTTCCGCTGGATGGTCAGCGGATCATGGCCAAACCGGTCGCCGGGCGAAATTACACGCCGCAACCTCGCGCGACGAATGGGGTCGATGGCTTTGCCGTGGCAGGCGTCAAGCCTGTTGATGCGGGAGAGCATTTTGACGCGTTAAATTGGCGGATTGCGCAGATCGACAGCGAGATGGCCAGTCGAGCAACCAGCCGGACGCCCAATCGAACGGATCGCGACGACGGTACCAACCTCACTCTTCCGGCACCCAAGACGCCCGTGGATCGGTCTGAGGAGCGGGAAAAGAGACGTTACGAGCGCGTCGAGCAGGAAATCTTCCGCGCCCGCCAGCGCGCCTTGGGCATCTACGACCGCGAAACGGCCACCGTCAAAGAGCGCTTCGACATCGAGCAGGCCCAGGTGAAGCTGGAGCGGGAGGCGGAGCAGAAGCAGCTTGAGAGCCGCCTCGCCCGCAAGGACATCACGGCCAAGGAATACGAACAGCTCAAGCTGATCAACGACCAGACGGCGACGCTGGAAGATCGTGTTGCGACGGACATCCTCGCCCGTGATCTAGCCGACGAACGGCTGGCCCAGGAGCGCATGCTCTCCGACCTCACAGCCGACCTCCTGTCGCTTCAGTCCGGTGCCGCTCGGACGGCCAAGGAGCGCCGGGACATCGAGCTTCGCCTGTTGGCCATGGCGCAGCAGCGCGCACGGGACGAACGCGAGAACGACCCGAAGTTCCGCCAGCTTTCTCCGCAGCGTCAACAAGCAATCCGCGATGAACAGGAACGGGTCTTCGGCCTGCAGCGGGATGCCGTAAACCGGGCCAACCTGTCCCCGCTGGACGCCTGGCGCGACCAGAGCCTCAAGTCCATCGCGGAGGTACGGGAAGCCTATGAGAGCGTCGCGGCGCGCGGACTGGATGCCCTGAACGCCGGCATCGTCGACGCCATCATGAACACCCGCGACCTGGGCGAGGTCTTCTCGAACGTCGCCAAGCAGATGATGGCCGACATCGTCTCCATCGGCATCCGCCGGAACCTGACCGAACCTCTCGCTGAGATGCTGTTTGGCGGAGGGGGCGGCGGGGGTGCCAAGGCGGCTGCGCAGGCGGCTAAAGGCATCGGCGGCGGCGACAGCTGGATGTCGAAGCTGTTTTCCTTCGGCAGGGGACTGTTCGGTTTCGCGGATGGTCGCGTCGGGGGTGATGGCAAGATCCACGGTCCAGGCACGCCGCGATCCGATTCCATCCTCGCCTTGCTGGATGGCGAGCCGATCCGCGTTTCGCGCGATGAGTCGATTATGAATGCTGAGGCGACGCGGAAGTATGCGCCGGCTCTGCGCGCCATGAACGACGGGGTATTCGAGCGCTACCTCGGCAATCTTCGGGGCTTCAAGGACGGCATCGTTGGGCTGTCCATGCCCTCCTTGGCTATGCCCTCCATCGGAGGCCTAGGCGTTCCCCCCGGGCCGCGCTCTTCGGAGCCGATCGTCTTCGACATGCGCGGCGCCTTCGTGCCTGAGGCCTTCATGCGCGAGGTCGATCAAAAAGTCGCCGCCGGCGAGGCCCGCGCCTATGGCCGCGCCATGAACGACGCCCCCAAACTCACCATGAGCCAGACGGCCCGGCAGCAGCGCCAGGCGGTCGGACGCCAGCGACGCGGTTCGTAGGGAAACTTCATGCCTCTGATACTGCCGACCTCCCCGAGGCCGTCGAAAATGACGCCTCGGCCCGTCTTTGCGCGCAATGAGACCAGACCGGGCTATGGCGGTCCTGTGGGCCGCAACCTGCGACCGGGCACGCGCTGGGCGTGGGACTTCGAGTACCCGCCCATGTCGTACGTCGACAGTCTGGCGTTCGACGATCTGCTGACCGAGGACGAGACCATCGTCGCGGACATCCTTCAGCCGGGTCTGGTCATCGGTGATCCGGGCTCTCCGCTGGTCAACGGCGCCATGCAGTCCGGCCGCACCCTGCACCTCAAGGGCGTGGCCCCAGGCTACGTCTTCCGCAAGGGCCAGTGGCTGTCGGTCATCAGCCAGGGCCAGCGCTACGCCTACAAGTCGCGCGCCGAAGCGGCGGCTGATGGGGCGGGTAACCTCGCCGTGCCGCTGCGCACGATGATCCGTTACCCCCTAGTCAACAATGCCGTGGTCGAGATCGCCCAGCCCAAGGTGGAGGGGTGGGCGACCCTCGAACAGGACGCCCACGCGATCGACGCCGTGGACCGGCTGGTCCGCCTCCGCTTCACCATCGAGGAGCGTGAATAATGGAGCCGGCAGCCATCGCCGGTCGCTCCGGCAAGGCCCGCTGGCTGGTGCAAATCCTGCGCCTGACCACGGCCGACTTCACCCTGCGCCTGACCACGGGCGGCTTCCTCTTCTGGAACGGCGAACTCTTCACCCAGCGCGACCGAACCTACGGCGTCATCAGCGACCTGCCCACCTTCGAGGACGGCGTCGACGGCCAGACCACGCGCGTGGACATCGGCTTCTATCCGGCCAGCTATGACGCCCTGGTCGCCATGGCCGACCGCAAGCACCAAGACGCCAAGGTCGAGATTTACGACTGCGCCCTGGACCCGGAAACGGGCCTGCTGTGGGGCGAACCCGACCTGCTGTTCCAGGGCGAGTACGACTTCGCCCGGTTCATCATCGGCGAGACCGAAGAGCTGATCCTCGAATGCGGGACTGAAGAGGCCCGCCTCAACGAGCCGAACGAAGACCGGCGCCTCTCCCATCCCTTCCATCAATCCGTCTGGCCCGGCGAGCTTGGGCTCAGCCACGTCACCGGCCTCGGCCGCAAGATCTACTGGCGGCAGAACGAGCCGCGCGGGTCGATCAGCGGCGGCGGTGGATACGGCGGCGGCGGGGGTGGCGGAAGCTCCAACATTGTGGCGAGCCAAGTATGAGCGACATCGACCACGCGCGCCGCGTGAAAAACCTTCAGCGCCGGATGAAGGCGGCGCAGGCGACCCGCCGGCGGTTCCACGGCCTGCCCTACGAGCCGGGCAAGCGGGACTGCCCAAGAATGGCTCTGCACGTCCTCCACGGCCTCGGGATCAAGGTGCCGTTCGCCAAGGGTTTGAAGTGGCGCAACGAGGCCGAGGGCCTGCGCGCGCTGAAGGCCCTGGGCTTCGCCAATCTGATCGAGGCCATCGACAGCCTGGGCTTTGCCCGGATCGCTCCAGCGCGTGCCTTGGCTGGCGATCTGGTCGCGCTGGAGACCGATCACGACGTCGGCTGCATCTCCGTGGCGATGGGCAACAGCAACTATCTGGCCTTCACCGATCACAGCCCGAACGCCGAAGTCCTGACCGGGCTGACGGGGTTCGCGCGGGACGACCTGGGCTACTGCGCATGGAGGACGCTCGATGGGTAAGGCCCTGAAGACGGCCGGCGCCATCATCGGCGGCGCGGTGCTGATGGCTACGGGCGTCGGGGCCCTGGCCGGCCTGCAGGTCACGGCGATGGGCATCGCCGGCATCGGCACCATGTCTGTGGCGAACCTGCAGCTGATGTCGGCTGGCCTGATGGCCGCCGGGTCGATGCTCGACAAGCCGAAGTCGACGGCTTCGGGCTCGCCCAGCGATTGGACGTCCAACCCTGATCAGGGAATCCCCTTCCTGTTCGGCCGCATGGGCGTGGCAGGCAAGATTGTCCACCGCGACGAGTACGGCCAGGACAACCGCCTGCAGGGCATCGTAACGATTTACTCGGGCGCGGGCCCGGTGAAATCGTTCCAGGGCTTCACGGCTGACGAACTGCCCGTGTCCTTCGTCTCCAACGGCGGCACGGCTGTCGGGAAGTACAATCGCCAGATGTGGCGGTCGTGGCGGATGGGCGCCCAGCCCGACACCGCTCTAAGCCTCCCGACCGGCCTCGACGGCGGCGCGGTCATGCCGATGTGGGGGCCGCTCTACAAGCTGTCGGGCAAAGCCTGCGACCTGCTGACGCTCCAGCAGGACTCGAAGTTCAGCGTCTACCCGTCTGGCGAGCCGAAGCCGATGCAGGTGCTGGAAGGCGTCTACGGCTACGACCCTCGCTACGACGACAGTTATCCCGGCGGCGCCGGCCCCTGCCGCTACGGGGTGCGCTCGACCTATCGGTACATCGACAACGCCATCATCGCCGCCCTGAACTGGGCGCTCGGCATGGTCGAAAACGGCCAGGTCGTAGGGGGTATCGGCGCGTCGCTTCAGGGCGTGGACCTGCCGGCGTTCGTCGAGGCGGCCAACATCGCCGACGCGAACGCCTGGACTGTCGCGGCCTGGCCCGACACGTCGGAAGACGCCTCGGTCGTTCTGGATGAACTGCTGGAAGCCGGCGGGGCCAAGCGCTCGCGAGTGGCCGGCAAGATCAGCTGCGTCAGCCGTGGCGCCCCGCGCCCCTCCATCGTCACCATCACCCGTCGCGATACGGCCGGCGCCATCGAACTGGACACCGGGGCGAGCCGCTTCAACCGGCTGAACACGATCACGCCCGTGATCATGTCGGAGGCGCACAAGTGGGAGCACGCGCCGATGAACCCGGTGTCGTTCGCGCCGCTGGTGGCCGAGGACGGCGGCAAGCGCAGCGACCAGATCAAGTACCGGTTCGTCCCCAAGGTGAAGCAGGGCGCTGAACTGGCGGCCTACGACATTTTGGACGCGCGCGAGCCTTTCGCGGGGACGATCCCCCTGCTGCCCCACCTGCGCCGTCTGAAACCGGGCGACTGCTTCGACATCGACGAACCGGGCTTCATGCTGCACGGCGTGAAGATGCTTGTGCTGGGCCGGTCCTATGATCCCAAGGCCGGCGAAGTGCGCATCGCCTTCCGCTCGGAAACCGACAGCAAGCACCCGCTGGCGCTCGGCAAGACCACAACCATGCCGGCATACCCCGGTCTGACGGCGCCCGACCCGACAGAAGTATCGCCACCCCAGCCCGGCGACTGGACGATCATCCCCCGTCCTCCGGCGCCCGGCGGCGGCCAGCTTCCTGTCATCGACCTGAGCGGCATCGTCAGCAACGCCACGGCCGACGCCATGCTGATCAACTGGCGCGAGGTGGTGGAGGGCGAAAACCCTGACGCCCAGCCCCCGTTCATGGACGAGGAGGGCGAGCTTCTGCCAGGTTGGGTTGACGCTGGCGTCTGGCCTCCGACGACGCGCACCCTGTCCATTCAGGGGCCGCAGCCGGGCGCTCAAATCTGGATCGCCGTTCGGTACAAGCGCGGCAACAACGTCTCTCCGGCTGAGCTGGCAGGGCCGATCACGGTAGGCGACCTGATCGCGGGCGGGCTGGCGCCGGATGCGGCTGAAGAGCTTCTGGAAGAGGCCAGAACAGCCGTTCAGGAGCAGATCGACGCGGCGACAGCAACGTTGCGCGACGCGCTGCTTCAACTTGATCAGGCGCAGGCGGCGCTGGACGCGCTGGTGACGCAGTCGAACGCCGCATTTGACGGCCGTCTGGCGGCGCTGGATAGCGGACTGGACGGCGTCCAGCAGGGGCAGGCCAGCCTGCAGACCTTGATCGACGGCAAGGCGAGCCAGGAAGACCTGAACTTCGTCATCAACCGGCAAGGCAGCCAGGAAGCCATCATCGGGACGTTGACGGCGACGATCAACGACCTGCCCAACCAGTATGTCTCTGCCACGTCGTACAACACGCTGTCGGCCGAAGTCGCCGGTGCGAGGGGCGGCTACGCCAACCTGTCCGGCCGCTTCTCGGCGCAGCAACAGGCGCTGGTCGATGGCCTTGCGGGCAAGGTGGCCGTGTCCGACTTCTCCTTGCTCAATAGCCGGGTGACGTCGGCCGAGGGAACCATCGCCGGACATGCCGGGCGCCTGACGTCCGTCGAGGCGGACGTAGCCGGACGGGTGAAGACTTCGGACTTCAACAGCCTCAGCGGCACGGTATCGACCCTGTCAGGCACGGTCGGCGGGCACAGCAGCCGACTGTCTCAGGTCGAGGCCGACGTGCAGGGCAAGGCCGCGGCGCAGACGGTCAGCGATCTTGCCGCCTACGCCTCGACGCGATCGCGCACGTTCTTTCGGGCGACGGCGCCGGTATCGACGCCGGACAGTCCGCTCCATGTGGGCGATCTGTGGGTGCACACCGGCGATCAGCGCAAGCTTTACGCCTGGGACGGCACGGCCTGGGTCTTTGCCGACGATCAGAGCATGAGAGCCGCCATTTCGGCGCTGATCACGCGCACCGAAAGGGTCGAGGCCGATGTTGATGGCAAGGCGTCCGCCGAGACGGTCGAGCAACTCAGCCTTTCGGTGGGCGGTTTCGACAGCCGGATCACGAACGTCCAGACCCTGGCGCAGACCGCCGACGGGAAGGTTTCGGCTCTTGTCACCCACCAGACCGACGTGAACGGCGTCATCACCGGCACCTACAGTTACAACAACGGGGTTTCGTCGAGCTATCGCATTCGGACCGACGTGTTCGCGCTCGAACCCTCGGCCAGCAGCGGCGCCCGCCTGCGCTTCGCCAACGGCAAGATCAGCATCTTCAACGGCGCCAACATCGAAGTCGTCCAGCTCGGCCTGGGCGTGATCGGCTGATGGCGGACGGACTGGTCATTCGGCACCCCCAGACGGGTGCGGTCATCTTCGACACGGCGACGGTGAATGCACATTCTCGGGCGCTGATCACCACCTCGGGGACGGCCGGGAGCGTCAACGTCGCGTCGATGCTGCGCGGGACGCCGTTCATCATTCAGGCGCTCCCGGCTGACGACCTGAGCTACACCCACGTCTCCAACTTCACCATCTCCGGGCCGACGATCAGTTGGGACGCCTCCGGCCGAAATATGCGGCTGCTGGTGGGGTCGTTCGCGGGCTCGCCGCCGAGCGTCATTGACCCGGCGGACGCGGGCCTTGTGGTGCGTAACCCTGCGAACCAAGCCATTCAGGTCTCGACCAAGGACTTGTCGCTGCAGCTGGCGTCCTATGGGGCGGTGGCGCTGACGTATGACCCCAATCGCCCGGCGTCGCCGCAGCCTATGGTGCATGGGCAGGTCACCGTCAGCGGCTCAACCCCGGTTATAGCTTTCAGGGTGGAAGAAGGCGCGGCGCCGGTTAGCTTGGTCGGGATCAAGCAGGCGGGCGGACAGTTCACCTTCTACTTCAGGGCCACATCGTTCAGCCGGGTGGGACTGGTCTACTGGGTGTTCGACACGACCTCGGCGGCGCTTCTTCTGAACACAGACGCAGCCCTGGTGACGCGGGACGCCGTCGGGCTGAAGACGTTCGACTCTCGCGCCTATGCGCTGAAGGTGGTTTCCACCCATGCGACGACGGGCGGCGCCAATGTGGTCACCCAACCGGCCGGCAGGTCTTACGCCGCTATTCAGTCCACGCCATGCTTCCGCGCCTCTATGGTGGACCTTGGCGGCTACAGCGCTCAAGATTTTCCGCCGATGCAGGCCGAAGCCGGTGAGCCCCAACAGCCCCGACCTCCCGGCACGAAGTGGGCTTACATGCTGCTGTCGGGAGAGCAGTCCAGCGTCCAGTTCAACGGGGCGACCCTTGAAGTCGGAATGACGCAGTTCGAGCGTTTTGAAGGCTGGTATCCCGCCGCTCAGCTTCCGAGCGACAATCTGTGGGGGACCGCCCGTCACACCATCATCGACGTGACCGGCCTGCCATCAGCGTCAATGCCCTCTCCCGAAACGGTTGCCGTTGCGGTCACGGCGGGTTTGCGGGAGACGACAGTGTCCAGCGCCACGCCGGTCGGCACGGTGACGCCGGCGGTGACGGCCTCCGCGTCCGGCGGCACGGCGCCTTATAGCTATCGCTGGCTCTACTATGACGGGTCCACAGGGGTCGGTTCCTACGGACCCGAAGATACGGCGTCGTTCCAGACCCAGACGGCCAGCCAAGACCCCGGTACGACAGCCACCGCGCGGTGGATTTGCCGGGTGACGGATGCGATGGGGCGGGTCGGCTGGTCGCAGCCGGTGACGTTCATTCACAAGGTCAACCGGATCAGCATCACGCCTGACCCCTTCAGCTTTGGGGATGCAACATCTTCCACCAACGACCCGACGGGGTTCGTCGGCGTGGACTCCCGGAAGATCACCGGCATTACGCAGCCGATCACCCTGCGGGTCGAGCGCTTCAGCTATTCGGGCAATCTCTCGACCTTCACCCTGCTGGTCTACAAGGGGCCAGGCGCGACAGGGCCCTGGACGCAAGTCGGCGCCCTGGACGCAACCGGCGCCGCCACGCGCTACATCGACTTCTCGATCAGCGACGGCGAGTGGTTCTACTACTACGCCTATGGCGAGACGACCTCAGGACGCCGCTCCGGCCGGTTCGACGTTCAGATATGGAACGAGACCGCAGGCCACATCGGCCTGACGATTGGGCGTCTGACCCTGACGGTGGATGCGGACGACAACTACAATGTCGCCGATTACACGCCCGATCCCTTCAGCTTCGGCGACGCGAGCGAGGTGACGAACGACTCCGCCGGCTATGTCGGCGTCGGGTCGCGGCAGATCACCGGCATCAACCGCACCGTGACGCTGCGGGTCGAGCGGTTCAACTATTCGGGGAATCTGACGACGGCGATCACCTACGTCTATCGAGGGCCGGGGCCGAATGGGCCGTGGACGAAGGTGGCCGAGATCGACTCTCGGGGATCGGCCACGCGGTATGTTGATTTCACCGTGAACAACGGCGATTGGGTCTACTATTACGCCTATGGCGACACTTCGTCCGGACGCCGGTGGGGCCAGTGGGACATCGCTTTCTGGAACGAAAGCGTGGGCCACGTCAGCCTGACGGGCGGCCGTCTGACGCTGACGGTTGATAACGACGACAACTACAATGTCGCCGACTATTCCCTGAACCACATGGATTTCGGGAATATCTGGTTCGATACCTACGACGGCGGTTACTACACCTATAACAACTATCAGTCGGTCTCGGGCATCAATCAGCCGGTGACGGTGGCTGTTCAGATCGCCAACTACTCGGTGTCAGGTCCCATCCGCGACAGCGTCATGGCCTGCCAGACCCAGCGCGGCGATATCCTGACGACGCAGCTGTACAACGGCACCAGCTACATGACCGTTTATAACGGCGACAGCATCCGCTTCGCCGTGGTCCTGAATACGACGGGCGGCCGACGCAGCTTCGGCTTTGATGTCTACCTCTACAACCAGAACACTGGCGATTTCATCGACCACTTCAACGTGTCTGGTTACTTCGGCGCATAGCAAAGGAGCGCATAATGTCGACTACGCAAAACAATCCCGAGGGCGGTACGCCCCATCCCGACGCACAACAACTGCTGGATGCCCGGAACGCCCAGGTGCAGGCCATCATCGACAAGCTGATGATCATCAGCGCCGAGGTCGTGGCCATGAAGACGTCGGATCTGGATGGGTTCGCGCTCTGGCACGGCGGCCTGCCCGACCGTCTTGCGAACAGCGGCGCGCAGGCCCGCTTCCTGGCCGGGCAACTGGCCGAGAACTTCGGGCTGCCGCAGCCGCCCCAGGCGGAACCGGCCGAGCCGGCTGCCTGACGAACCCGGTTCGTCTCTTCTCCAAAACCCATCGCGTAGGAGCCCGCATGTCCGCAGGCGACGAGATCATCACTCCGGTCACCAAGCCGGAGGCCGTTAGCATGGCCGAAATCCATGCCATGCGCGGTCTGACCGACGCGGTGTCGGCCCTTGGCCGTCAGGTCGAGCGCATGAACGCCAAGGTCGATGACGTGCGCGAGCGGGTCATCAAGCTGGAGGCCCGCGAGTACGAGCGCCAGATCGAGGCCCTGAACGACCGCCTGTCGGCTGCCTTCAAGCGCATCGACGATCTGGAGGGGACGCGTGACCAGCAGAAGGGCGCCAAGGCCCTGGTCGACTGGCTGCGTCAGACCGCCCCGTGGCTGCTGGCCGGCATAGCCGCCTTCGTCGCCGGCATCAGCATCAAGAACGGATCCGGAGCATGAGCCGCAAACCGCCCCGCTGGTGGCCGCAGGTGATCAACCTGCCGCGCACCACGACCATCCTCGCCCTCGGCTTCCTCGGCGGAAACCTGCTGTTCCTGCCGGTGATCGCCTGGCTGGGCGATATGGTGGCCGAGCGCTATGCCGATGCGGTCATGCTGGTGGCGTCCATGTTCAAGGACGGGATGCTGCTGATCCTGGGCTTCTACTTCGGCCGCAATCAGAGCGGCGATCAGGCGGGCTGACTAACCCACCGCGATCCAGAAGAGCACGCCGAAGATCGCCAGACACAGGGCGATCAGCACAGACTCCATCACCCAGCCGACCCGATTTCGATGCTTGCCCGGCATCTCGCGTCTCCTTTGCTGAACGGTGATTTTTAACCTGGAGCGACTCACCTGTCCATCCAGCGAGCCGTCCTCCTGACAACCTGAACTGGAGACCGCGTTGAGCGTCCGCATCGTGCAAGAGCAGCTGCGCCTTTGCTTCTAAGCCGCCCGCCGCCGGATCGTCAGGGCCGCACCCCCAGCCAGCATCACGCCCAGCAGGATCATCGCCCACTCGGACATCGTCGGCACGGGCGCGACAGGGCAGGTATCAATCTCAATGCTACTCAACGTGTCGCCGCCACAGTCAGCCGCCGAGCTATCGCCTCGTCTATCCGTGCCGGCGTTGCCATTCAGAATGTCGGCGCCAGGCCCACCAATCAGCACGTCGTCTCCAGCACCGCCGATGAGGGTATCCGCTCCAGCGCCGCCCCGCATTTCGACGCCCGGACCGGTCGCAAAGCCAATGAAACTGATGTTCAAGCCCGGCGCTACGGCTGTAAAATTAACCGCCGTGACGTCCACCGATACAGGTCCCGAAAAGTCGGAAAAGTCCAACACATCGACTCCGCCGCTGGACAATAGAGTAATCGTTCCAGTCGTCCCATCTTTGATGATGAAAGTATCGCTGCCGACCGAGCCTATCACTGTGGCGGAGAAAGAATTTCCGCTGCACTCAAAGGTGCCGGCGCCCTTGGGGAGGCACTGAGCCCGTGCAGAGGGCGCAAGTGCAACCACTGAAAGTGCGAACAAAGCAGCCCAAAGATACCTCATCGTTTCCACCCCCTGACGAACTAAGCAGTTCACGTAGCGGCGGTTAAGCGGGGCCGCAACCCAAACCATCACAATCTGAACAGGAGACCATCATGGCCTTTCGCCTTGGTGCGCAGTCGCGCGCCCGGCTCGCTGGCGTTCACCCGGACCTCGTCCGCGTGGTCGATCGGGCCATCCAGCTATCAACCGTCGACTTCTCTGTGCTGGAAGGCGTTCGCACGCCGCAGCGTCAGCGGGAGCTTTACGCACAAGGCCGCACCAAGCCCGGCCCCAAGGTCACCTGGACGCTGACCAGCAACCACTTCGTCAACGGCCAGACGGGCTATGGCCACGCCGTCGATCTGATCCCGTTTCCGGTGGATTGGGAGGGGCCGGTGCGGTTCCCGAAGTTCGACGCCATCGCCAAGGCCATGTTCGCGGCGTCGGCCGAACTGGGCGTGCCGATCCGCTGGGGCGCCGACTGGAACC